TTGCTGCTCGGCGGGCGCGGCGCCGGCAAGACGCGCACCGGCGCGGAATGGATCAACGGGCTGGCGCGTTCCATACCGCCCTTCGCTGGCCACAAGCATTTTCGTCTGGCGCTGGTCGGCGAGACGCTGGCCGATGTGCGCGACGTGATGATTGAGGGCATTTCGGGCATCGCCACGATTTCGCGGCGGGAGCGGCCGCGCTTCGAGGCGAGCCGCCGCAGGCTGGTCTGGAAGGACGGGCAGGTGGCGCTGATGTTCTCGTCCGAGGATCCGGAAAGCCTGCGCGGCCACCAGTTCGAGGCGGCTTGGTGCGACGAGGTGGCCAAGTGGCGCCATGCCGAGGACTGCTTCGACATGCTGCAATTCGGCCTGCGGCTCGGTGAGCGTCCGCTGCAATTGCTGACGACGACGCCGCGACCGACGCCGCTTTTGAAGCGCTTGTTGGCGGATCCGAGCGTCGTCACCACGCATATGACGACGCAGGACAACCGCAGCCATCTCGCCGCCGGTTTCCTCGCGGCCGTAGAGCGGCGCTATGCTGGCAGCGTGCTCGGCCGGCAGGAGCTGGGTGGTGAGTTGATCGAAGACCGCGCCGATGCGCTGTGGTCGCGCAGCCTGCTCGAAACGGCGATTGTCTCGACGCCTGGCGAACTGAAGCGCATCGTCGTGGCGGTCGATCCGCCGGCCAGTTCGCGCAAGACGTCAGACGCCTGCGGCATCGTCGCCGCCGGGTTGGACGGCGAGGGCAGGGCGGTCGTGCTCGCCGACGCGACACTGCGCGGCGCCCAGCCGCTGCGCTGGGCCTCGCAGGCTGTGGCGCTGTTCCATTCCTTGCAGGCCGATTGCCTGCTGGTCGAGGTGAACCAGGGCGGCGAGATGGCCTCGGCCGTGATCCGCACCGTCGATCCGGCCGTGCCGGTCAAGACGGTCAGGGCGCGGCGCGGCAAGTGGCTGAGGGCCGAGCCGGTCGCAGCCCTCTACCAGCAGGGCAGGGTGCTTCATGCCGGCCGCTTCGCCGAACTGGAGGACGAGATGTGCGATTTCGGCCCGGACGGGCTGTCGAACGGCCGCTCGCCGGACCGGGTGGACGCGCTGGTGTGGGCGGTGACGGAACTGATGCCAGACCACGCGGCCGAGCCGCGGATACGTGAACTTCGCTGACAGGATGGGATATGGCTTGGACATGGCCTTGGCCCCGCAAGGGGGACGCCGCCGGTGTGTGCGTCGAAACGAAGGGCGGCGCCCCGGGCGGCTTCATTGCCTTCCAGGCGCAGGCCGAGGCGCGCTGGACGCGTCGCGACTATGCCGCGCTGGCGCGCGAAGGTTTCATGAGGAACCCGATCGTCCACCGCTCGGTGCGGCTGATCGCCGAAACGGCCTCGGCGATTCCGTGGCTGCTTTATGAAGGTGCGGCCGAGATCGAGGAGCACCCGCTGCTGAAACTGCTCGGCCAGCCGAACCAGCGGCAGGCCGGCGCGACCTTCTTCGAGGCGCTGTACGGCCACCTTCTTCTTGCCGGCAACGCCTATGTCGAACTGATCGAGGCGGGCGAAGATGCGCGCGAACTGCATCTTCTGCGCCCCGATCGGGTCACGGTGGAAACGGACGCGACCGGTTGGCCGGTGGCGCTCGACCATCGCGAGGGATCGGCACGTCGCAAGGTGCCGCTCGGCGCTGGCCAGGGCGGCGGCGCGCTGCATCTGAGGCTCTTCCACCCGCTCGACGACCACTATGGCTTCCCGCCGCTGGAAGCGGCCCTGATGGCGCTCGATACGCATAACGCCGCAGGCACCTGGAACAAGGCGCTGCTTGACAATTCGGCGAGGCCCTCCGGCGCGCTGGTCTACGCGCCGAAGGACGGCGGCAACCTGAGCGACGAGCAGTTCGACCGGCTGAAGGCGGAACTGGAGGAAGGTTACTCCGGCGCCCGCCGGGCGGGACGACCGCTGCTTCTGGAAGGCGGACTGGACTGGAAGGCGATGGCGCTGTCGCCGAAGGACATGGACTTCATCGAGGCGAAGCATTCGGCCAGCCGCGACATCGCGCTTTCCTTCGGTGTACCGCCGATGCTGCTCGGCATTCCCGGCGACAACACCTACGCCAATTATCAGGAAGCCAACCGCGCCTTCTACCGGCTGACCGTGTTGCCGCTGGTGGCGCGCACCGCCAAGGAACTGTCGGCCTGGCTGGCCGGGCCGTTCGGCGAGGGCCTGCGCCTCTGGTACGACGCCGACCGCATCGAAGGCCTGTCCAGCGAGCGCGACGCTCTGTGGAAGCGCGTCGATGCAGCCTCCTTCCTCACCGAGGATGAGAAGCGCGAGGCGGTCGGCTACCAGCCGCGCGGCCTCGGCTGAATTATGGACACAGGATCATGAACGATATGTCTCAAACAGCCTGGCTGTGGCTGGCCAAGGCCGGCGGCGCCGTCGCCGGTTCCGCCATCTCGCTCGCCTACATGCTACCGCATGGCCGGCGCGAGGCAGCCGCGCGCTTCGCAGTCGGCGTCGTGTGCGGAATGGTGTTCGGCGGCACGGCCGGCCTCAAGGTAGCGTCCGAACTCGAGATCGAGGCAGCGATTGGCCCGACGGAGCTCATGTTGATGGGATCTGCGGTGGCGAGCCTGTGCGCCTGGTGGGCGCTCGGCTTCGTCGTGCGGGCGTTCCAGCAGAACGGGATCGGAAGCCTCTTTGGCAAGAAAAATCAGGAGAATGCCGATGATCGGTGAGGTGCGGCGGACCGAGCGCAAGTTCGTCGATCTGGTGCTCGACAAGGTGGACACGGACGGCACGTTCTCCGGCTATGCCAGCCTGTTCGGCGAGGTCGATCTCGGCAAGGATTCGGTCGAGCACGGCGCTTTCGCCAATTCGCTTCGCCGACGCGGCGCCGCCGGCATCCGCATGCTCTACCAGCACGATCCGAACGAGCCGATCGGCACATGGACGGAGGTACGCGAGGATCGGCGCGGCCTGTTCGTGCGTGGCCGTCTCGCCACGGGCGCAGCGCGTGCCCGCGAGGTACTGAGCCTGATGCGTGCCGGAGCGCTGGACGGTCTTTCCATCGGCTTTCGCACCGTCAAGGCACGGCGCGATGCCGCGACCGGCGTGCGCCGCATCCTGGAAGCCGATCTTTGGGAAATCTCGGTCGTCACCTTCCCGATGCTGCCAGGCGCCCGCATCGAGACGGTCAAGGGGCGCAGGCCGCTGCCGACGGTCAGGGAATTCGAGTTGTGGCTCACGCGGGATGCGGGGCTTTCAAGAGGTGAGGCCCGAACCGTCATCGCGAAGAGTTTCGCCAGTCTGGCGCGCGGGCGGGATGCCGCGCCGGAAACCACGCACAGCCTGGCGGAGCGTATCCGCTGGGCGACACGCTCACTCAAACAGCAGGGACATGCTCTATGAACGCAACGCTTGCAGCGGCGCCTGAAACAAAGGCGGTCGCCGACGACTATCTCGACTTGAAGGACGCCTTCGGCGAGTTCATGACCACCTTCGAGGCCTTCAAGGAAAGCAACGACGAGAAGCTGGCACAGCTCGAAAGCCGTTTCGGCGCCGACGCTCTGACCGGCGAGAAGGTGGAGCGCATCTCGCGTGCGCTGGATGAACAGAAGCGGGCGCTCGACAGTTTGGCGCTGAGGCGAATCCGCCCGGCCCTGGGCCGCGAGGATCGCGCGGTGTTCAGCGAGCACAAGGCCGCGTTCGATGCCTATATGCGCTCGGGCGATGACCGCGCGCTGCGCTCGCTCGACGTCAAGACGATGTCGACCAATCTCGGCGGCTCCGGCCAGGACGGCGGCTATCTGGTGCCGGACGAGGTCGAAACCGAGATCGGCAAGCGGCTGGCCGCCCTTTCGCCGATCCGCTCCATCGCCTCCGTGCGTCAGGTGTCGGCGGCCGTGCTGAAGAAGCCGTTCTCGGCGACCGGCCCGGCAGTCGGCTGGGTGGCAGAGACCGCGGCGCGTCCGCAGACCGATTCCACCACGCTGGCCGAACTGCAGTTTCCGACGATGGAGCTCTATGCCATGCCGGCGGCGACCGCGTCGCTGCTGGAAGACGCTGTCGTCGATCTCGACCAGTGGATATCGGCGGAAGTGGAAGCGGCCTTCGCAGAGCAGGAGGGCAAGGCCTTCGTGACCGGCGACGGCACCGCCAAGCCGAAGGGGTTCCTGAGCTACACGCAGGCGGCCGAAACCGCCTGGGCCTGGGGCAAGATCGGCTACACGCTGACCGGCGTTTCCGGCGACTGGCCGGCGGAAGACCCCTCCGACGTCTTGATCGACACGGTCTATGCACTGAAAGCCGGCTACCGGCAGAACGCCAACTGGGTCATGAACCGCAAGACCCAGGCGGCGATCCGCAAGCTGAAGGACGCCGACGGCAACTATCTGTGGCAGCCGCCCGCCGCACCCGGTCAGCGCGCCATGTTGATGGGCTTCCCGCTGGTCGAGGCCGAGGATATGCCCGATATCGGCGCCGACGCCACACCAATCGCCTTCGGTGATTTCGGCCGTGGCTATCTGGTCGTCGACCGCGCCGGTGTGAGGGTGCTGCGCGACCCGTACTCCGCCAAGCCCTATGTGCTGTTCTCCACGACCAAGCGCGTCGGCGGCGGCGTGCAGGACTTCGACGCCATCAAGCTCCTGAAGTTCGGCACTGCCTGAGTGCTTCTCCCGTCCCTTTCTGAGCGGGGCGGGAGTTGATGGCGGCTCCGGTGTTTCCTCCCCGCCGGAGCCGCTTTTTCTTTTTCTCTACGAAAGCTGACGCATGACGCTTATCCGCACCGTAGACCCGGTCGCCGAACCGGTGACATTGGCCGAGGCAAAGGCCCATCTGCGCATCGATCACACCGACGACGACGAACTGCTCGCCGGCCTTGTCCGGGCCGCTCGCCAGGAGGTCGAGCGTAGCACCGGCATGGCGCTGCTTTTGCAAAGCTGGCGGCTCGTCCTCGACGATTTGCCCGAGAGCGGCTGCGCGCTCGTCAGGATCCATCCGCTGCGCGAAGTGCAGTCCGTCACCGCCTTCGGCAGCGAAGGCGAGGGTGCAGTGGTCGATCCCGCCACCTATCAGATCGATGCCGTGTCGCGGCCGGCGCGCATTCATTTCAACGCCTCCGTTGCGCCGCTGCGCGCGATGAACGGACTGGAGATCGACTTCACCGCTGGCTTCGGCGAGGCAGGTACCGACGTGCCCGATCCGCTGAAGCGGGCGATCCTGCTTCTTGTCGCGCACTGGTACGAATTCCGCGCCGGCTACGGCCCGGCCGACCAGCCCGTTTCCTATCCCGCCGGCTTCGACCGCATCGTCGCCGGCTATCGCGCGGGGCGGCTGTGATGGGGAAAACCTTTGTGGATCCCGGCGCGCTGCGCACCCGGCTCGTGCTTCAGACGGTGACGGCCGTGCCGGACGGTCTCGGCGGGTTTGCCGAAAGCTGGAGCGACGTTGCCACCGTCTTTGCCCGCATCGAGCCGGTCTCGGCCGACAGTCGGTTCGGCGCGGGTCAGACGCTGGAGGCGGTGACGCATCGCATCACCTTGCGCCATCGCGGCGATGCCGAAGCCGACATGCGCTTTGCCGGCGGTGGCCGCTTCTTCCTGATCGTCACCGCACACGATTCCGACGAGAGTGGCCGCTACCTTTTGTGCCGGACGCGGGAGACGACCATATGAAGGTGACGATGGCGATGACGCTCGATGGCCTCGTGCGCGCCTTGCGCTGGAAGGCGCTCGATCTGGCCGAACAGGCCGAGCGTGGCACCCTTTCGGCAAGGCAGGTGCCGATGGAAAGGCGGAACTCCGCCCGGACAACGGAATTCCGCGGCAAGGGGGATGGCGATGATCGCGGCCGCGGCTGACCTTCAGAAGGCGATCTTTTCCGCGCTGGGTGCGGAGAGCGCGCTGACGGCGCTGCTCGGCGGCGCCAAGGTGTTCGACCGGGCGCCGGCAAACGTCCGCTTTCCCTACGTGACGTTCGGCATGACCGGCATTTACGACTGGAGCACCGCCACCGAAAAAGGTGCCGAGCAGCTTTTCACCCTGCACGTCTGGTCGAAGACCCAGGGCAAGAAGGAAACGCTGGATATCATGGAAGCCATTCGGGTGGGGCTGGACGGGCCGCTTGCTCTGGAAGCTCATCGTCTGGTCGCCCTGCGACTGGATTATTCGGAAGCGCGTTACGACGAGGACCTGTTGATCCATCACGGCCTGCTGCGCTTCCGCGCCATGATCGAGGACGGCGCCTGAAGGCGCCGGATCAATCCCACAATCGACAGCACAATCAGGAGGCCTGCATGGGCGCGCAGAAGGGCAAGGACCTTCTTCTCAAACTCGATTCCGATGGCACAGGCAGTTTCGTCACCGTCGCCGGCCTGCGGTCAAAGCGCATTGCTTTCAACAGCGAGACGGTGGACATCACCGATGCGGATTCGGCCGGCCGCTGGCGCGAATTGCTCGCCGGCAGCGGTGTGCAGCGCGCCGCCGTCAGCGGTTCAGGCATCTTCAAGGATGCCCAGTCCGACGCGCTGATCCGCTCGAAGTTCTTCGCCGGCGAAATCTCCGCCTGGCAGATGGCGGTTCCGGATTTCGGCATCGTCTCCGGTCCGTTCCAGATCACCTCGCTGGAATATTCCGGCGCGCATGACGGCGAGGTTACGTTCGAAATGGCGCTGGAGTCGGCCGGCGCCATCAGCTTTGCGGTGGCAGCATGAGCGCGAACCGACGACGTGGCGAGATTTCGGCGGAACTCGACGGCAGGCCGCGCCGGTTGTGCCTGACGCTCGGTGCGCTGGCCGAACTGGAGGCGACCTATGCGGCCGACGACCTGACCGCCCTGGTCGAGCGTTTCTCGGCCGGGCGGCTTTCGGCGCTCGACATGATGCGTGTTATCGGCGCCGGCCTGCGTGGCGCGGGCGAGGACATCGCGGATGAAGAGGTCGGTGCCATGCAGTGCGACAACGGTGCCGCCGGCTTCGCAGCGATCGTGTCGGAGCTGTTGATGGCGACCTTCGGTTCCACCGGTGGACAGGCGACCGCGTCAAACCCTTAGATGCCGCAGCGGGCGAGAGACCGGCCTTTCCGTGGGAGAAGGCGATGGCCGTCGGTTTCGGCCTGCTGCGGCTTTCGCCGGAGGCGTTTTGGGCGATGACACCGGTCGAATTCGGACATGCCGTGCGCGCCCGCTCGCCCGCGCGTGGCCCGGTTCCCTTGCGTGCCGATCTGGTCGCGCTGATGCGCGCCTTTCCCGATATTTTGGATAAGGAGGCCTGATCTTGGCCGAAGACGTCACCGTTTCCGTCCGCGCCGACACCTCGCCGTTCGAGGCGGCGCTGGCGGATCTCGGCAAGCTCTCCGAGAGCTTCGGCACCCAGATGGCCGGTGCGCTGAAGGGGGCCGTCGTCAGCGGCAGGGAGTTCGATGATGTATTGCGCCGCATCGGGCTCAACCTGGCAGGATTGGCATTGAAGCAGGGGCTGCAACCGCTGCAGTCGCTGGCCGGCTCGCTGTTCTCCGGCCTCATCGGCGGGTTGTCGGGCATCCTGCCCTTCGCCAAGGGCGGTGTGCCCGGCCACGTGGTGCCGTTCGCCGGCGGCGGCGTTGTGTCGGCGCCGACCTATTTCCCGCTTGGCGGCAATCTCGGCCTGATGGGCGAGGCGGGGTCCGAGGCGATCCTGCCCCTGCGCCGCGGTGCCGACGGCAGCCTGGGAGTGGCAGCCGCGGGGGCGGCGGCACCGGTCAATGTCGTCTTCAACGTCACCGCGCAGGACGCTGCCTCCTTCCGCAAATCCGAGGCGCAGATCACCGGCATGCTGGCGCGCGCCGTCTCGCGCGGCACCAAAACCTTTTGAGGCTATTCGTGACCGAATTTTCCAGTTTCCACGACGTGCTGTTTCCGCTCGGCGTGTCTTTCGGGGCGACGGGCGGACCGGAGCGACGCAACGAGATCGTCACGCTGACCTCCGGTCGCGAGAAACGCAATGCGCGTTTTTCGCAGTCGCGGCACTACTACGACGCCGGCACCGGCGTGCGCTCGCTCGACGACCTGCATGAGGTGATCGATTTCTTCGAGGCGCGGCGTGGTTCCCTGCACGCCTTCCGCTTCCGCGACCCCTTCGACATGAAATCCTGCCGGCCAGATGGCGCGCCGTCCGCGCTCGACCAGCCGATTGGCGTGGGCGATGGCGCTACCGATCGCTTCACGCTGGTCAAGGTCTATGGCACCGGTGACGATGCCTATCGCCGTCTCGTCATGAAGCCGCGCCCGGCAACCCTCAGGATTGCCGTGGCGACCGTTGAGCAGGATGCGCCGTCCGCGTTCAGCTTTGACACGGTTACTGGAGAGATCGTCTTTGCGCCGGAGCATGTTCCGGCGGCCGGGACGGTCATCACCGCAGGCTACGAATTCGACGTGCCGGTGCGCTTCGATACCGAGCGCCTCTCCATCAACCTGAAGGCTTTCAAGGCAGGACAGATCCCTTCCATTCCCCTGGTCGAGGTTCCGTTGTGACGGTCTATCCAGCTGCGCTCACCGCGCATTTCTCGCGCGAGGTCACGACGGTCTGTCATTGCTGGCGCCTGACCCGCAAGGACGGAAACGTCACGGGCTTTACCGACCATGACCGCAGGCTGGTGATCGGAGGCGTGGCCTTCGAGCCAGAAACCGGCTTTTCCGCCAGCGAGGCACGCGACACGCTTGGCCTTGCTGTCGATACGGTCGACGTCGAGGGCGCCCTTTCGTCCGACCGTATCCGCGACGAGGATATCGCCGCCGGCCTCTACGACGGCGCCAGGGTGGAAACGCTTCTCGTCAACTGGCGCCAGCCTGCGGATTTCGCCGTGATCCGAACGGCCACCATCGGCAAGATCACGCGCAGCGACGAGCGTTTCGTTGCCGAGCTGGAAAGTCTCGTGACGGCGCTCGACCAGCCGAACGGGCGCTATGTCACGCGCGCCTGCGATGCGGAACTGGGCGATGCGCGCTGCGGCTTCCTGCTCGCCCAGCCGGGTTTCACCGCAGCTGGCAGCGTCGTCGCCACCGGCGCCTCGGAGACGATGGAGGTCGCCGGTCTCGACGCCTACGAGTCCGGCTGGTTCTCTTCCGGCACGCTGACATGGACGAATGGTGCGCGGACGGGATGGGTCGAGCGCATCGTTGCCCATCGCAAGGCGGGAAACGAAACGGTGTTCGTCCTGCTGCCGATTGTCGGTCCCGCTGTCGGTGTCGGAGATACCTTTTCCGTAACAGCCGGCTGCGACAAGAGTTTTGCGACGTGCAAGGCGAAATTCGGCAATGCGCTGAATTTTCGTGGCTTTCCGCATCTGCCCGGCAACGATGCGGCCTATTCCTACGTGACCGACGGCGGGGCCTTCGATGGCGGACCGGTCGTCCCATAGAATGACAGGTGACAGTCCGCTGGCGGAAGCGATCGTCGCCGAGGCGCTGGCTTGGGTCGGCACGCCCTACCGGCATCAGGGTTGCCGCAAGGGCATAGGCTGCGATTGTCTGGGGCTGGTGCGCGGCGTATGGCAGGCAGTCTATGGCCGGGAACTCGAACACCCCGGCGTCTACGCCGCCGATTGGTCGGAAGCCGGCGAGGGCGACCGGCTGGCCAATGCGGCGCGTCGGCATTTCCGTGAAAAAGACGGAACGGGCCTCGCGGCGGGAGACCTGCTGCTGTTTCGCTGGCGGCCACATTGGCCGGCCCGGCATGTCGGTATAGCCGTGGGCACGGACGATTTCGTCCATGCCTATGAAGGAGCCGCCGCCGTGGCGCGGTCGCCGCTCGTTCCGCAATGGCGCCGCCGCATCGCGGCGGTGTTCGCCTTTCCAGATAGCTGA